AATCTGGCACATGAACACCACCCTCTGTTGTTTCCTTACCCATGTAAGGCATAACAAGTAACCTCCAACCAGTCGGTTGTGGTACTCTGTCTTTTAATGATAATTTTTTTGCTTCTTCGTCTGCTTTTTTCTTAGCTTCTTTTTGTCTAAGAACATATTCAGGCACTATTAATGTCATCGTCTGTCTTCTCCAGCAGGGTTCTTAGTTGATCTAGTGCGTAGGTTAGACCCTGGATTTCACCTACCATCGCTTTGTATGCTTCCATGTCAGAAGCATTACCGCTTGTTAGAGCCATACTAATGTCTTCAATACGAGTATTCAAGGACTTTTTGTATTTATGTAAAAAATCTGTAACTTTCATTAATCTAAAACTATGAAGTTTCCAGTGTCTACAAAAGGTTCTTTATTTTTGACTCTGTTAAAATACTCTTCATTTATACTAGCCAAACGATCTTTAGGTCCAAACTGTCTTGTTCTTTGATCAGGAAATGCTTCAAAAATATCTCTTGCGAAATCTCTTTTTTCTCTGTCTCTTTCTGTCGGAAGAGCAGAAGAGATACCAACTGGATCTGTTATTTTTACTTTACTTATTGGTGCCATTGGATTTGTTTCTAAATTTGAAGGTATTAATTGTAAAGCATCTACAACATTTCTGTCAGCATCTTGCATTTGTTGTGGTCTCATACTCGCTATACCAGTGTTCATCATTTCACCTCCAGTTATAGGAAAAGTTGACATTGGAACTTGTCGCATATCACTTGGGAATCTGTCTGTTGGATTTAAACTTCCCATTACTGCTCTTTCGTCTGGTCTAGTTACAGTTCTTTGTGGTCTAAAACGACCCATAAAATTTGTAAATCCTTCACTTATATCTTGTAAACTAGGGAGTTTAATACCTCCAGTTGCATCTCTGGCAAACTCTTTACCCTCTGAAAATAGATTTCCTAAAAAACTACCTACACCTCTTGCAATTCTTGCTACTGGACCTGTTTGAACAATTCCTGGTAAAGTCTCTTGAAAAAACTTTTCTCCTTGAGAAAAAAACATAGGCTTATCACCAAATGGATCATAAAACTCACCTTGAATTTGTGGTCGTAGAGAAGCTGGAACCATCACTCCACCAGTTCCACCTAAGTTATTAGTGGGATCTATGCCTCTTCTTATGTCTATAGCTGCTGCAAAAGCTGGGTCATAAACTAAATTAGAGCCTCCTCCTACATTCGTAATGTTAGTACGATTTCCACTACCTAATGCTGGATTTAATATCGAAGATAGACTATCACCGTCATCACCCAAACCCGCATCAACAAAGTCTCCGCCACCAAACATTGTTGTGACTGGAGCTCTGTCATCCATACTAAAGGCTTGACCTTCACCGAAGTCACTTATGTCATAGGCTTCGTCAAACGAGGCGGTATCGAAATCTTCATCCACTAATAAACACCTTTAAATCCAGTTCCTTTGACAGCTGCACCAGTTCCTCTGGCTACACCACCGCCACTCATCATCTTCATAGTGCCACCTTTTTTCTTGTAACCCATTTTGTTTCTGACTTCTGTAGGTAGCTTTCTTAAACCTGGGTTTTCTGATGCTGAAGGTAGTTCTTTTAAAACACCACCGTCTTTTTTACCACGACCTTTCATTACACCCTCCTGCACTTTAAGTAATAACTCTGTCCCCATTGGACCTATTTTTTTAATCTCTTCTTTCGTTAAGTATTTCTCTAATTTGTGTTTCTTTGGCATGTTTTTAACTTTATTAGTGCCACCGTCACTTTTACTTACAACTAATTTTCTTATCATTTTCTGAGCCTTCTCTGGAGAAATCTTTCCAGAAACAGAATCATTTACAATATTTTTAAATTGACCAGACTTTGCCCTCATAGAGTCTTCTTTTCTGATTCTAGTGACTTTACCGTTTTTTGCTTTGACTGGCATATATTTCTCCAATGTTGTGGAACCACCGTCTTTTAAACGTCTTCCCTTGTTAACTAAGTTCTTGGCTTCATTGTATGATAAACCCATATCATTTGCAAATTGTTTAATCCGTGTCATGTTCTTGCTCTCCTTATTGCTTCTTTACCTTTTTTAAAAATACTGGCTACTTTTGACTTTCCCATTACCTTTGCTCTTTGCTCACCGACTGTAAGAATTTGTATCTTTCTCGCAAAAGGTTTATTGATTCTCTTAACTTTGGCAACAGTTGCTCTGGCATCCGCCTCCGTAGCAAATTTAATTCCAACCGTGTCTTTAGGGTTCTCATCCGTATATAATCTTCTGCCCGAACCTTTAGGTTTTTTACCAGTACCAACTTTTGGATCTCTTTTTTTGTTCATTTTTTCATATTCTCCCTTGCTACACCTTTTGACTTCTCAAAGGATCTCATTCCTCCCAATCCTAGTAATGAAAGGGTTAACGCCATAAGTTCATCCGTGGCTAAACTAGGCAAAGTTATATCTGGCATCCATATCGCTGTTGCCCATTCTGCAATAGGCATAATAAAAAATTGAGTTAATAACCCGAGAGCACATATCCACATTATGGCGGGACGGGCTCCTGCCACAAATAGTGAGGGGTGCTTCGCCTGTTCTGCATTTGCAGCTATTTGACCTTTTGCTAATTCGTGAGCATGTTTCTCAGCCATCGTACTTAGCTCAAAAGCGATCTTGTTCTTAGCGTCTTTATCTTCTATAAATTTTCCAAGCAACTTTGTTGCTGGTCCTATTAAGGCTTGTATCATTTTCCACTCCTATTCATAATAGCAGATGCACCCATGTAGGCAGCGACAATGCCACCCCCAGTAATATAGAAAAGGTTACTAATATCTGCCAGAGCTTTAACTCTATCGAGATCAACGAAAAACATTGCACCAGTAAAAGCAGCCATTGCAACCAAACTAGCAGTTGCCATTCGCCTCTGTGCTCTTTGTTTTCGTAAATCATGCTCCAGTCTTTTTATTTCTGCCATGTGCTCAAATTCTTCATCGCTAACTACACCGTCCTGATTGATGTCGTAAGAAGCATATTTAGATTTATCTTGTAATTTTTTCTGTTTCATCCTTTTTTCTCCTTATAGAGCCATGCAAGAAATACTATAAATCCAATAACTGTGATAAACAAGACAGTCCAACCAACATATTCCCAGATTTTTCTGATAAGCTCTTGTTTGGCATAGATTTCGTCCCTTCGTTTCTTTCTTATCTCGGCTTCCATTTGCAAAATTTCATTCCATGATTGAGGGCCGTAGTGAAAATTTAGAAATGATTTAAGTTCTTGTCTTTGTGCCTCTAATTTCTTTTTTGCAGTAAAGGCTTCTATAGCAGATGCCTCTATTTCTTTGCCTTTAAACAATTTTATAAGTGGTGACACATTCTTCGCGGACTTTTCAGTGTTTTCTACATCTGAAACGGCTCCCATCCAACGGCTTAAATCCTTGCCCATAGACTCAATTTCACGGCCTGCGGCAAAACCGCGTTTGATTGCGTTAAATGCCGTATTTGCTGCTGTAATTGCTACACCAATTGAGGCTGGATCTAACATTACTTTCCTTTCAGAGAAGCCTGTGTATTTATCCTATAAATATTAACATCATTACGG